GGGCTGATTCAGGCTAAGATGGGCGCGTCGGACGACATCAAGTCTACGACGGGCTACTATGACTCTAGCCTTGGCGCCACGTCTAACGAGCGCTCGGGTAGAGCCATATTGGCGCGTGAACGTCAGGGCGATACGGGGTCATATCACTACGTCGATAACCTTGCCCGCGCTATCCGCTACGTCACGCGTCAACTCGTTGACTTGATTCCGAAGATTTACGATACCCAGCGTATCGCTCGGATCATCGGCATTGACGGGGAAACCTCGACGGTGCGGATTGACCCGATGCAGCAAGAGCCTGTCCGTAAGATCATGGATCAGGCTGGCGTTGTTATTGAAAAAATCTACAACCCGTCCGTGGGTAAGTACGACGTTGCCGTTACGACCGGCCCGTCCTACATGACTAAGCGCCAAGAGGCGATGGACGCGATGTCGCAGATTCTTCAAGCCAACCCGAACCTTTGGGGCGTGGCAGGCGATCTGTTCGTTAAGAACATGGATTGGCCGGGGGCGCAGGAAATCGCCAAGCGCCTTGCTAAGACCATTGATCCGAAACTGCTGTCTGACCCGGATGAAGACCCAGCGCTTCAGGCTGCTAACCAGCAAATTGAGGCTATGGGCGCTGAAATGGATCAGATGTTTCAGATGCTCCAGAACGTCTCGCGCTCGATGGAAGCGACGGAACTGCGGATTAAGGAGCAGGAAGCGCAGATTAAGGCGTATGACGCTGAAACTAAGCGTATTAGCGCTGTCCAAGCAGGAATGTCTGAAGAGCAAATTCAAGACATCGTGATGGGCACAATTTCGGGTATGATGTCAACAGGTGATTTGATGCCCCCGGAGGTTCCGCGTGAAGCCCCCGGAATGGGTGAGGAAATGGTATGAAACCGGCTGACTTCGTAGGCATGTTGTTCCTAGCGCGGGATGTGACCCATTCCGTGCATCTGAACACCCGTTCGTACGCCAAGCACAAGGCGCTCGGTAAGTTTTACGAGAGCGTGATCGGGCTGGCTGACGACTTTGCGGAAGCCTATCAGGGTCGGCACGGGCTGATTGGCCCGATTTCGTTAATGTCGGCAAAAAAGACCAGCAATGTGGTGGAGTTTTTGCAGGATCAGTTAGCCGAGATTGAGGCTAACCGTTACAAGTTCTGTGACGAAAACGAAACGGCTATTCAGAACATTATTGACGAAATCGTCGCGCTGTATCTCAGCACTTTGTACAAGTTGCGCTTCTTAGCGTGAGGTAACGATAGTGGAACTTCTTAATCCCCTTGTTCAATACCCGTCATACAACGCCGCGTACACTGGTACCGCAGGCTCGACGACGGCGTGGAACCCCGGCCCCGAGGGCGTGGTGGTGTGGTCAACGACGGCGGCGTATATCCGCGTGGGTGAAGGCGTAACAGCCACCACGGCGGACACCCCGATTCCGGCTAACACCCCGATCCCGTTTGTCGTTCCGCCGGGTACTGGCGCTCCGTGGCGCGTGTCGGCTATTCAGGTCGGCTCTGCTGGCACGGTGTACGCCAAGCCGATTAACCAGAACTAAGATGGCGCGGTACTACGGCGTCCCGCTGCGTAACGCCATTAGCCTTGGGCTAGGTGGCGTTATTGCGTTAGCGACGGCTGAAGCCACCCCGCTACCAGGGCCGCCGTGGCAAGTCGCATCCAGCGCGGGCGTTGTTTATAACTGCGACACCATTGTGCTTGACAGTGCCGGTACTGCGTTTGTTTGCGTTGATAGCGTAAAAGACAGCGCTGGAACCGAATACTTCCCGATTTGAGGTAATTAAACATGGCCGCTTTTGAAGTCCTTTCGTTAGACCCAGCCGTCCCGCAGATTCGCGCTCCGGGCGCTGGTGACACATACTCCGTCCCGCGTGAGATGGCGATCTCCGTCAATACCGCTACCGACGCCCTGCGTATTACGCAGACCGGCGCTGGTAACGCGCTTGTGGTTGAGGATAGCGCTAACCCGGATTCAAGCCCGTTTGTGGTAAACGCCAGCGGCAACGTCGGCATCGGGACAACTGCGCCGGGTGTAAAACTTGAACTTGAAGGCACCGCAAGTCTGGCAAGATTTAGGAACAGCACAAGCAGCGCAACGACCTCCTACATTACCGTTGTAAATGTCAACAACAGTTCAAACGGACTGGTGATGGCGCACATTGATGACGGCACGGGTTATTTCGGAATGCAGACCAACACTGCACTTCGTTTTGTCACTAATGACACCGAACGCGCCCGCATCACTTCTGCCGGCAACCTCGGCATCGGGACGACTGCGCCTAGCGGCAGACTGCACATCAGCACTGCCAGCGGCAATACGGAGTTTTATCACAACGTAACGGGTGCGGGCACCGCAGCGCGAACCACTTACACGCGAGACAACGTAATTCAGTTCTACGCTGGCCTTGGCGCATGGGCTGGTACGGATACCTACCAGATTGCATCTGCTTCTGGGCCGCTTACCACGATCACCTCTGCCGGCAACCTCGGCATCGGCACGACTGCGCCTAATACGTTGCTAGAGTTGTCGGGAAGCAACACCGGAAGCACAAGTGATTCGCCTGTTGCAACTCTCCGTCTAACTGATACGGATGCGTCTACGGCCGCCGATCAGCCAATCGGAAAAATTGAATTCTACGGTAGCGATATTACCGTGCCTTCAACGAATGTGATGGCATACATTCTGTCAAAGGCGGTTTCAACAAGTGGTGGCGGTGACCTTCGGTTTGGAACTTGTACAACTACCCCAGCCGGCGAGCGTATGCGTCTAACCGGAGCCGGCGATCTCGGCATCGGGACGACTGCGCCTGCATTTGCGCTTGGCTCTGGATTAGAAATTGAACGCGCTGGCATTGCTACGTTGCGATTAGAGAATTCTACGGGCAGCAACAGTTTTGAAATTGCCTCGGATTCAACGACAAACGGAATTCGGTTTTACGGATTAAACAACGCTCCGTTTGTGTTTTCGCCTAACAACAACGAGCGTATGCGCCTCACCTCTGCCGGTGAACTGCTCGTTGGCGGGTCGACGGCGATTAACTCGTCAAGCGGGTTTATTGCTTGCGAAAAATTAAACGGGCAATCGGGTATTGCTCTTTTTAGAAACGATACTTCGATTAGCACGGGGAACGTGTTTGGGTCGGTAGATTTTTACGGCAACGACACGACCGCAAATGCCGTAACTCTTCATGCCGGTATGAGCGCCGTCGCTTCTGGCGATCATGCTGCTGGCGACAATCCAACTGACATACTCTTTAACACAACCCCAGACGGCACGGGAACAGCAGCCGAAGCAGGCCGCATCACGCAGGCTGGCTCCTATGTGCTGAAAGGCGGAACGACCACCGCAGCAGCAGGCGTGGGCATTATTTTCCCCGCAACGCAAGTGGCGTCGGCTAATGCGAATTCGCTGGACGATTACGAGGAAGGAACGTGGACAGTCGCATTTCCTTCTGGGACCGGAACATTCACTTCTCAAAGTGCTAGATACACAAAAATTGGAAGACAAGTTTTTGCTGAGTGGGATTTTACAGTTAATACCATTGGCACATCGTCTGCGTCTCAGTTTTCTGGATTGCCTTTTACGCAGGGCGGAAGTATAAGCGGGGGCACCATTGCATTTTGGTCAAGCGCAGCAAATGGAATAATTGGTGTTGGCGGTTGTTATGCTTCAACAACATTGATTTATTTAACCGGAAGCACAACATCACAAACAACTGCGACCGATTGGAACGCAATGGGTAACGGAACTAGAATTACTGGCGCCATCACTTACACAGTTTAATTATTTGCATTGGATGATGCAGACGGACAGTCCACAGCCATAAGGAGATAAATCATGGCACTTTCTGAAGTTGTGTTTATTAGTGAGTTTAACGTGTTGCCAAATAAAAGCATTGCTGTTCGCAAAACGACGCAAGTGCTGAAAGACGGCGAGCCATTGTCGCAGTCGTATTGGCGCTGTGTGTTAGAGCCTCATGCTGCTAACGCGCAAGCGGTACTCGGTGAAGAGCCGTACTACTACAACCTTGCGCTGGATGCGTGGAAGGACGTTCCCGTACCGCCGGTTGAAGCGTAACAGCGCATATATCAACACTGACAAGGCATAACAGATGCTAGAAGCAAAGTTAGAGATGACGCTAGAAGAAGCCGTCGCTATCGTGAACTTGTTGGGTTCGCTCCCGACGAGTCAGGGCGGCTATCCGCTGTGGCAGAAGTTGAAGGCACAGGTTGAGGCGCAGATGCCGAAGCCGGAAGCCGAAGAAGCCAAGCAGTAAGCATTTAACGAAGGACGTAGCCCATGCAAAGCAAGAAAATCACTCAACTTCCGGCAGCATCATTACCGCTGACGGGCGCTGAGGCTGTGCCGATGGTGCAGAACGGGACGACCGTTCAAGCCCCATCTAGCCAACTGCAAGCATCGGTTAACGTCCTGAGTTTCTTTACTGCCGATCAGGTCACGAAGATTCTGGCCGGAACGACCGACTTTGACTGCTCGTCGGGCATCCAATCTGCGATTGCGGCAAGCCGTCGCGTGTACATGCCGAAGGGTCTGTACAAGTGCAACGTCAACATCACAAGTCGCGTCATCATCCAAGGCGACGGGTCTACGTCAACCATCGTCAAGCCGTGGAACGATGCTACGGCCTCGATGACCTACAAGTACGCGGCGATGAGCAATCCGGCGCCGCTGGACTTCTGGACGTACCACAGCGAAATCCGCGATATTGGTTTCTATTCCAACAGCAACCAAACGGGCGTTGGCTTTACGTTCTCGCAGACGACGCTAGCCTCTCCGCCGATTAGCAACCACAGCAGCCCGCCTGCATTGACTGCGGCTGGCCCTGCCGATCAGTACGCCAACAACGTCAAGTTCTACGGCTGTCATTTCGTGAGCCTAGATAAGGGCGTGTTGTTCCCTGACGGCAACATCGGCAGTGAGTTCTACTCCTGCGGATTCAGCGACAACTATTACGGCGTCTACACCATCAACAACAAGTTTGGTGGCGACGGCATGCACGCCGGTAACAAGTATTTCTACGGCGGCATGTTCACGGACAATATCTGTGGCTTGTACGTCAACAACACGTCCAACTACGGTGCTATTAACTTCTACGGCACCATCTTTGAGTTGAACGTCATTGCGGGTTACATCTACAACGACAACCCGACCGGCCAGATTGGCTGGCAAGTGTGCCCGCTCAAGTTTGACGGCTGCTGGTTTGAGTTCAACGGTGCAACCTATGGCCCGCACCCATCGACCGTGGCGCTTGATGCGTGGTCAGGCTCAACGCGCACCGCTCAGACGGTTGCCAAGCGTTCGTGGGTCATCGCGGGACAGCGCAACGTCATCAACTTTGACAACTGCGGCGTGGTGGCGGACATTAACTTGGCCGCGACCAACTCTCGCGTCATTCTGAACGAGTGCGTGGCGGAGGCTGAAGTCGCCTACATTGGCGGCAGTTGCACGGTTGATTCAACCTCGCAACTCGTCAACCAGTCTCCGGCCACCGAAGGCGGCACGATCCGCAACGACGGCTGCATCACCTCGGGCTACGTCAAACTCGGCCAGCCCGATATTGACCTGACCGGCACGTTTGTACCGGCTACGCCCAAGTCTCGATGGTGGCTGACGGAAGCCCGTAACGGCATCCAGCCGGACATGGGTAGCCTGGTCGCATCCGAATCGTTTGTCACGCCGTACACGCTCAAGGACGGCTCTGGCGCATTGACTCTTGCAGGAACGGTCGTCAGCGACGGTCGCCTCTTCAAGCAGTGCAACGAGTTTACGGATGCCTCGTTCACGACGGGCGAGTATTGGGGCATGTTGGATACCAGTTTCGGCACGACGGCTGGCTGGTATGCGTTCACGGTGGACGTGAAGGTTACGGTTTGCGCCGACCTTAACTTCCTCAACTTCTTTGTGTGGAACCAGAACCAAGCCGGTGAGTTTGCCTCGCTTGTTTACGAAGCGCGCATCCCGGCGCTCAACAAGTGGTACACGCTTGCCGGTTACGCCTATCTCCCGTCGCCCCTTGCTATCAAAAACATGTATTTTGATATCCAAGGCCCGACTGCTGGCGGTACGGCTACCACTTGGCGCCTCTCGGCGTTCCAAGCGCACCGCTTTGACTCAATGGCCGATGCCATTAACTTCCTGTCAAACGGCGCGTACTCGCACAGCGGTATCGCCCTGACTGGCACGGCAGATCGTATTGTTGGCGACTTCTCCAACGCCACGGTGCCTAGCCGCACCATGTTCCAGACTAGTACAACTAATGGTGCAAGTCGGCTGGGCGTAATTCCGAACGGCACGGGCAACACAAGTTCGTATTCGCTCTTTAACAACAGTACTGCGCTCAACTGCGGCACGATGAGTATGACGCTGACCAATTCGTTGGCGTCGCTTACAAGCGGTATTACTGGCTCCGGCTCGTATGTTCCGCTTGACATCAACGTCGGCGGTTCTCAGCGATTGCAGATTAGTACCGCTGGCGCTGTGGCAATCGGCACGACGACGCTTGCTGACAGTGCGTTGACGCTGGCTGGCATCTATCAATCCAGTTCAAACGTCTCGAATGTCTATTACACCGGCGGAACAATTCCAGCCACGACTACGAGCGCTACATCTGTATTCCACTCGAACGTGGCTACAGCCGCTTCGGCCTTCACGCTGACCAATCTGTACCACTACCGTGTGACGGGCGTGTCGCTTGGCGCTGGCTCTGCGGTGACGAACGAGTACGGTTTCTACGGCAACATCCCTGCCGGTAGCGGCAAGTGGAACGTGTACGTTAACGGCACCGCTCCTAGCCTGTTCAATGGAACAACGGTTGTGGGTACGGCGCCTTTGGCTACCACCGCGACGGACGGATTTTTGTACGTCCCGACGTGCGCTGGCGTGCCTACTGGAGTACCCACCACTTATACCGGCACCGCTCCGATTGTGATCGACACGACCAACCACCGTTTGTACTTCTTCAGCGGCGGGTCGTGGCGAAATGCGGGTCCGTAATGTTGCTTGAATGATACAAGTGGCGTAACATAAAATTTAACCGTACTGGTGCGGCACACCAGGTTTCCGTAAGGAAGTTTATGTCGGACGAAAACCAAGTCCCTGAAGTTGTAGCGGAAATACCCGCGTCGGAACCGGCGGCTACGGCGGCCCCGGAACCCGAAGTCGTTGCAGAAACGCAACAGCCGGAGGAAAAGCCAGCCAAGACGTTTACTCAAGAAGAGTTGGACGCGATGGTCGGCAAGAGGCTTGCGAGGGAACGTCGCAAGTGGGAAAGAGAGCAGGCTATAAAGGCCACGCCGGGAACGGCTGAAGCCGCTGCTTTGCCGAGTAGGGAAGAAGACCCTGACGCTTATGCCGAGGCTCTGGCCGAACGCAAAGCAACGGAACTCCTCGCCCGACGCGAAGCAGAGCGGGAGCAGATGGCTCTCTTAGAGGCGTATCACGAGCGTGAAGAAGCGGCGCGTGACAAGTACGATGACTTCGAGCAAGTCGCGTACAACAACGCACTGCCGATCACGACTGTGATGGCACAGACGATTCAGGCGTCAGATTTGGGGCCAGATATAGCCTACTTTCTGGGGTCTAATCCGAAGGAAGCCGAGCGCATTTCCCGCTTACCGCAATTCCTTCAGGCTAAGGAAATCGGGAAGATTGAGGCTAAGTTGGCCGACAGTCCCGCCCCGGTTAAAAAGACTACTAGTGCGCCCCCGCCGATTAAGCCTGTCACGGCAAAAGGCACTGGCGCTCCGGTCTACGACACGACAGACCCACGGTCCATCGCGGCCATGAGTGCGTCAGAGTGGATTGAGCGCGAGCGTCAGCGACAGATCAAGCAGTGGGAAGCGCGTAACCGCTAACAATTTTTTGAGGACACGAAAGTGGCTAATACACTTCTTACTATTGACATGATCACTCGGAAGGCTCTGGAAATCCTGGAGAACAACCTTGTGATCACCCGCAACGTGAACCGTCAGTACGACGATTCGTATGCCGTGGAAGGCGCCAAGATCGGCACCACGCTGCGTATCCGTCTGCCGGACCGCGCTCTTGTGACTGACGGTGCCGCCCTGCAAGTTCAGGACGACAACGAGCAGTTCACCACCTTGACGGTTGCCTCGCAGAAGCACATCGGCGTCAACTTCACGACCGCCGAAATGACGATGCAGTTGGACGACTTTGCCGAGCGCGTGCTGAAGCCGCGTATCAGCCAGTTGGCCGCCAGCATTGACGCTGACGTTGCCAACTCGTTCAACAGCATCTACCAGTCGGTTGGTACTCCGGGCACGACTCCGGGCACCTCGCTCGTTCTGTTGCAGGCGCAGCAGAAGTTGAACGAAGCCGCCGCTGGCATGTCGCCCCGCTACGCCACCGTGAACCCGGCTGCTAACGCCGCGCTCGTGGAAGGCATGAAGGGCTTGTTTAACCCGGTGTCCACGATCAGCAAGCAGTTCAAGAGCGGCTTG